GCAATCTTTGGCGACGAAGTTCATGGCTTTAAATCTAAGTCTCTATCGTCTATCATGAACAAAGCAAAGAATGCTGAGTATCGATGGGGTACGACAGGTACGCTTGACGGTACGCAAGTTCACAAACTTGTGCTTGAAGGTCTGTTCGGTCCTGTGAAACGTGTGACCACAACTCATGAGCTACAAGCTAAAGATACGCTCGCTAAACTCAAGATAAATATTATACTTCTTGAATACGCCAAAGAAATTTGCAAATCAATGGAGGGTAAATCATATCATGAAGAAATTGACTTCATTGTCAGTAACGAAAAACGAAATAGATTCATCGCAAACCTCGCTGTTGACAGAACTGGAAATACGCTTGTTCTATTCAACTTGGTGGATCGTCATGGCAAGGTGCTTCGGGATCTAATTCAAGATAAATTGAAAAAAGGGCAGCGCTTGTTTTATGTTAGCGGTGAAACAAAGACAAGCGATAGAGAGCAAATACGAAACATTGTTGAGAATCAAAAAAACTCTATTATTCTTGCTAGTCTGGGTACTTTTTCCACTGGCATTAATATCAAAAACATTCACAACATTATATTTGCATCTCCTTCGAAGAGTCAAATACGAGTGTTACAGTCCATCGGAAGAGGTTTGAGAAAGTCGGACGATGGTAGCGATACAATATTATATGATATAGCAGATGATTTACATGTAGGTGGTAAGAAGAATTTTACACTACTACATAGTGGTGAGAGGATTAAAATATACACAAATGAGAAGTTTCCTTATAGCATAATCAAAATTGGAATGTAACCATGCACATCGAAGACATCGCACAATTTAAGTTCAGCAGTGGGCAAGAGATTGTTTGTGAAGTTATGGAATGGCCTGATGATGGTGAGAAAGATATTATTGTTCGCAATGCGATGGCAATCGTTATGGGTGAAACTTCTGACGGTGATCGCATTTACATGTTCAAACCATGGGTACATTTTTTCGCAAAAAACGATGAGTATATCTGTGTGAATTCATTTCACATTGTAAGCCAAAATCGCCCCAATGAAAATCTTATCAAAGAATACGTTTACGCAGTAAAAGAAATGCATGAACAAGCAAGAGAGCGTGACGAAGATTATTTGAATGATGAGAGAGAAAAGCTAAAGAAGTTACAAGGTGCGCTGAATCTATTTACAAAGACAACTATTCAGCATGATAGTGCAGAGTCAAATGTAGTACGCTTCCCTCGCAAAGATGATACTGTCCATTAGTATTCTCTGTTCCCTGGCGCGTGGAGTTTTATTTTAGCATAGATTTTTTGATTTGTCAATATGTTTTTGATTTTAATTTTAGTTTATAATGTAAACCGAAAGTTGACTAATGAGTGATATTATGAAAGAAGAAAAGCCACACTATGTAAACAATGCGCAGTTTTCTCAAGCTGTTGTCAACTATGTTGAGCATGCAAACCGAGAAGTCGCTGCAGGTCGTGACAAGCCCGTCATACCAGATTATGTTGCTATGTGTTTTCTGCGCATCGCAGAGGGATTATCACACAAAGCAAATTTCGTGCGCTATACTTATCGCGAAGAGATGGTCATGGACGCTGTAGAAAACTGCCTCAAAGCCATCGAAAACTATAATCTTGAGACAGCGACGCGCACAGGCAAACCTAACGCATTTGCATACTTCACTCAGATTGCGTGGTACGCTTTTCTTCGTCGCATCGAAAAAGAAAAGAAGCAGCAAGATGTCAAGCTGAAGTTCATTGCAGAAGCAGGTATTGAACACTTCTTTGATACTTCTTCGCCCGAAGACTTTGATGATGCATCCGCACTTCCCTTCCTTGATGAACTGCGCGGTCGCATTGATCTTGTCAAAGAAAATGATCGTACATTCAAAGAGTACTACAAGAAAGAGAAGCGTCGACGCAGAGCAAAAGTCGACTCTGATCTATCGGAATTTCTTGAAGATTGATATAGATTTGTGTATAATATACAACAAACTATAATCATAGGATTATTATGAAAGTAGCAATTTTGAATGATACGCATTGCGGCATTCGCAATTCGGCTGAGATTATGATGCATTATCAAGAGCGCTTCTATTCTGAAGTGTTCTTTCCTCATCTGCTTGAGAATGGCATCACTAAGATTCTACACCTTGGCGATTATTATGACAATCGCAAGTTCATCAACTTCAAAGCGCTAGAACACAATCGCAAAATCTTTTTAGAAAAACTGCGCAAACATAAGATTCACATGGATATCATTCCCGGTAACCATGATGTTTTCTATAAGAATACCAATGATCTAAATGCTTTGAAAGAACTGCTCGGTCACTACATGGCAGAAGTTCGCATCATTGAGAAGCCTACTGTCGTACAGTATGATGGCATGGACATGGCGCTTGTGCCGTGGATCAATGATGAGAATGAAAAAGAAACATATGAGTTTCTGTCTAAGTGCAAAGCATCGATTGTTGGTGCGCACCTTGAGCTAGAAGGTTTTGAAATGCAGGCTGGTATTCCGTGTACGCACGGTATGAGTTCTGATATTTTCAAGCGATTCGATATGGTGTTGACCGGTCACTTCCATTCGAAGTCGAACATGGGCAACATTCACTATCTTGGTTCGCAGATGGAGTTCTTCTGGTCAGATGCACACGAACCAAAATATTTTCATGTGCTTGATACAGACACTCGCGAACTGACTGCAGTTCACAATCCCATCACATTGTTTCAGCGACTCTACTACGATGACACCGTAGAGAAAGCAGAGTATAAGTATCGCACTGGGCAGTTACCTGACATCACTGACAAGTTTGTGAAAGTCGTGGTCGTGAATAAGTCGAATCCTAAACTGTTCGATCACTGGCTTGATCGTATTCAATCGAAGCGCATCCATGAGCTTAAGATTGCTGAGAACTTCGAAGAGTTTGTGGGTGCATCAGTCGAAGATGACAAAGTTTCTGTTGAATCTACAGAGCAACTTCTGGCTAGTTATATCGATGCCGTTGAAACTTCTCTTGATAAAGCGCGCATCAAGAATATGATGCATGAATTGATGATTGAAGCACAGACCCTAGATATTGTATAATACATCACATTAGATTATGCTTACCTCTTCACCTGCCGTAAACCTCGGCGTCTGGTGAGACATTTGGAGGGTGGATCCATTATTATTTTCAAGAATCTGCGCTATCGAAATTTTCTTAGCACAGGTGATAACTTCACAGAAATTGCGCTGAACAAGTCTCGCTCTACGCTGATCGTAGGTCAGAATGGTGCGGGCAAGTCAACTATGCTTGACGCTCTGTCATTTGCGCTGTTTGGCAAAGCACACCGCAACATCAACAAGAACCAGTTGATCAACTCTATCAACAACAAAGCTATGCTTGTCGAAGTAGAGTTTGACATTGGTCCTGCTTCGTATAAGATTGTGCGTGGTGTGAAGCCCAACAAGTTTGAGATTTGGAAAGATGGTAATCTGATTAATCAGGATAGCCACAATAAAGAATATCAGAAGGTTTTAGAGCAGAACATTTTAAAACTAAATCACAAATCGTTTCACCAGATTGTGGTGCTGGGTAGCAGCAGTTTCATTCCGTTCATGCAATTGCCTGCACAGCATCGCCGTGAAGTGATCGAAGACTTGCTAGACATCAATGTATTCTCTAAGATGAATCAGATTCTCAAAGAGAAAGCATCGGTGCTCAAGGAGAATCTAAAGCAAAATGAACACTCTATCGAACTTGTCGAAACAAGACTCCTCTCTCAATCTAAGTATCTCCGTGACATACAAGCGATCAATACGGCGCAGCGAGAAGAAAAGAGATCCGAAATTACCGCCGCTCAAAAGGAGTGCGCGGCGCTCAGTGCTGAAGTTGAAATCTTGGAACGACAAATACACTTACTTCTTCCGAGTGCCGAGTCTGCACTCAATTCAGCGCGAAGACAAATCGAAAAAATCAAGGAATATGAAACATCTTTTAAAACAAAAGCAAAGTCTATTGCGAAAGAGGTCAAGTTTTTTGCGGAGAATACGGATTGCCCTACCTGTGGGCAGCATATCGAGGATTCGCTTCGTAAAGGGAAAACTGATCTGGGCACCGAGAAAGCAAAAGAACTTAACGAAGCCATCGCCAAAGCAAGTGATGCGAAACGCGCTCTGGAAGACTCGGAGTCCGAAGCGCTCTCTGAGCTCCAGCAAGTATCTGATTGGCAAAATCAGGTATTGGTAAATAATCAAGTCATTTCTAGATTGCAGAGCAGCGTGACAAAACTGCAGAAAGAAATCGAAGAAATGAACAACACTGGC